TGTTTCCTGCTTGGATGATGGGCAAGAACCCCCGGATGAAGATTATTCAGGCAACGCACACGACGGAACTTGCCGTCAACTTTGGCCGTAAGACAAAAAATCTTTTGGATAGTGACGAGTTCAAGGAGGTATTTCCGAATGTTAAATTGGCTGCTGATAGTAAAGCTTCTGGTCGTTGGGACACTTCTGCTGGCGGGATGTACTATGCCGTTGGTGTTGGATCAAACCTCGCGGGTCGTGGTGGCGACTTGGTAATCATTGATGACCCGCATTCGGAACAGACGGCGATGTCTGCGAACGGGTTTGACGATGCTTGGGATTGGTACACTGGGGGCCCCCGACAGAGGCTCCAGCCGGGTGGGTCGATTGTTTTGGTCCAGACCCGGTGGTCAGAGAAGGATATGACAGGCCAGCTTTTGAAGGCGATGGCTAAAGACCCCCTAGCTGACCAATGGGAAGTTGTGGAGCTTCCGGCTATTTTTGACGACGGGGCCCCGTGCTGGCCGGAGTTCTGGTCCCTCGACGATCTGACCGCGGTCCGCGCATCTATCCCGCCCAGCAAGTGGAACGCGCAGTACCAGCAGAACCCGACTGGCGAAGAGAACGCTATCATCCCGCGTCAGTGGTGGAAGAGATGGGAAAAAGACCGTATTCCCAATCTTGAGTATGTAATCCAGAGCTATGATACGGCGTTTAGTAAACGCGAGACGGCTGACTTTAGCGCGATAACTACGTGGGGCGTTTTCCGTCCAGAAGAGTTAGGGGGCCCTCCGGGACTCATACTTTTGGACAGCAAGAAAGATCGCTGGGATTTTCCTGAACTAAAGCAGGTGGCGTTAGAGCAGTACAAGTATTGGGAGCCCGATACAATAATTGTGGAAGCCAAAGCCTCTGGGATGCCGTTGACGCATGAATTGCGAAATATGGGCATCCCCGTTGTTAACTTTACGCCGAGCAAGGGAAATGATAAGATAACGCGAGTCCACTCTGTATCTCCGTTGTTCGAGGCGGGTATGGTTTGGGCCCCCGACACAGTCTTTGCAGATGAGATAATTGAAGAGGTGGCGGCATTTCCAAACGGGGAGCATGATGACTTGGTCGATAGTATGACACAGGCTTTGATGCGATACCGGCAAGGTAACTTTGTCCAGTTGCCCAGTGACGACTGGGACGACGAAGACACGAACGTGAAAGTTAGGGCTTATTACTAATGGCGGATTCTGCGGTAAATCTTGGAGCCGGGGGCTACAGCGACTTTTCAAGCATGAGTATGGACGAGATGTTGTTCGGGACCCGTGATCCGGTGGCCATATCCCGCGCAACACGGCCCTCCTACGATGAGTTTGGTCAGGGCTACGATTACCGAGACGGTGCTTTTGTCCCCGCCGTAGATGAAGAGGGCTACAATTTAGAACTTACGGGGCCCGCCCGAAGCCGTGCTTTGCAGGGTCGGGAGTTTGAACAGGAGGTAGGCCGCGCCTCGCCGTATGAAGGTATGGCAGAGCCTGCCAAGCTTCGCGGTTTTTCAGGGGCCCCTGAACTTTATTTGGAAGAAGGCGGTGAAGTTGAAGGCGGCATTTTCTCATTATCTAGCTACCCTACTTTGAACGCTATCTATAACGCGCCTAGCAAGGATGAGCAGAACCTTGTCCGCACCTCTGGCCGCGAGGGCAGTGAGGGCGCAGCGATTTATTATCCTGAAGGCCAGCCCACTTTTGAAGAGATTTTGGAACAGGAATACGGTTACGCGGCGGTTCCCCGCGAGTTTTCTGAGGCTCCGGAGTCTGAGCGCAATCAGCGGCCACGGCATGATATGCCGACGTTTCAGGAATTAGAAGACGCTCGTGCTCATGCGTTGATGTCGGCTCAGATGGGTTTGGACTACGGCCCGGAGACCGCGGCCCGTATGGGGGACATAGCGGAAGGTATTGATGCGCTTCCTATCCCGTTGATCGGGAATGCCTCGCCGGAAGATGTGGCTATGGACACGCGGAACAATGCTTTTGGATTGAAGTTGTTGAAGCAGGCCGGTGTGAGTGCGGCTCCTGCTGATATTGCCAAGATGGTAGACAGCAAAGTTTTTGAACAGTTGGACAGGATTTTGGGCCGTGAGCCGGGGGCGAGGGGCTTTAAGTCACCTGAAGGTGGCCTTGATGTGTATTTCCCGCGCAATGAGCAGGGGTACTTCCAGACCAGTCGTTCGGGGTATTATTGATAGACCGCGGCCCACGGAACTGGTAGTTTGGGCTAAAGGAGATAACGCATGGCACGTGAACCGATTGCAGGCATGATGGACAAGAATGTCCCGTCTCAGCTTGATCCAGAGGATTTAGCTGCTGAAGTGGAGCTAGAGGTTCCGGGCAGCATGGACAACGTCGTGGCTTTTGAGGGCATGGCGGAAAACATGGAGATTGAGATTACGCCGGACGATGATGGCGGTGTGACCGTTGATTTTGATCCTAAAGATCAGCGCGGTGAGAGCGACGACTTTTATACGAATTTGGCGGAGGAGATGCCGGATCGTGAGTTGAGTCGGATTGCAGGTGAGTTGCTTGCGGAGTTTGATTCAAACAAGGCAAGTCGTCAGGATTGGGAAGATGCTTACGCCAACGGTTTGGAGTTACTTGGATTTAACTACGAGGAACGGACCCAGCCCTTCCGGGGGGCCTCCGGGGTCACGCATCCTTTGTTGGCTGAAGCGGCTACTCAATTTCAGGCGCAGGCGTTCAATGAGTTGTTGCCAGCGTCGGGACCGGTGCGAACTGCCGTTATGGGTGCAGAAACGCGGGAGAAGCAGTCCCAATCACAACGTGTAAGGCAGTTTATGAATTACTACATCACGAGTGTGATGGAGGATTATACGCCGGACATGGATCAGATGCTGTTTTATTTGCCATTGGCGGGCAGCACTTTCAAAAAAGTTTACTACGATGAGACTCTAGGGCGGGCGGTAAGTAAGTTTATTCCGGCTGAAAACCTTGTGGTGCCGTATGAGACCTCTGATTTGGACACTTGCCCTAATATTACGCAAGTTGTTCGGATGTCGCTCAATGATTTGCGGAAGAAGCAGGTTGCAGGTTTTTATTTAGACATTCCGGTTATTCCCGCACAGGCGGAGATGGACTCTGTTGGTGATGAGATTGACCGCATTGATGGCGTTTCGGCGTCACAGATTGATTATGACTGCACCATTTTGGAGTGTCATGTCGATTTGGACATTGAGGGCTATGAAGATGTAGACGATGACGGTGAGCCCACCGGCATTAAGATACCATATGTTGTCACGATTAGTCAGGACAACGGTCAGATTTTATCAATTCGGCGGAATTACCGTGAAGAGGACGATTTAGGGCGCAAGATACAATATTTTGTGCATTTTAAGTTCCTTCCGGGGTTTGGTTTTTATGGCTTGGGTCTTATTCACACCATTGGCGGACTTTCACGGACCGCCACGGCGGCACTGAGGCAGTTGATCGACGCTGGTACTTTGTCCAACCTCCCTGCGGGTTTCAAAGCCCGTGGACTCCGTATCAGAGATGACGATGACCCGCTTCAGCCCGGAGAGTTCAGAGATGTGGACGCACCCGGAGGGGCTATCCGTGACAGCCTGATGCCGCTGCCCTTCAAAGGCCCTGACCAAACGCTGTTTGCTTTGCTAGGCTTTGTCGTCGATGCAGGGCAGAGGTTTGCCACCATTACTGACATGAAGGTCGGTGATGGCAATCAGCAAGCCGCCGTGGGTACAACTATCGCAATGTTGGAGCAGGGCTCTCGTGTGATGAGTGCCGTGCATAAGCGTTTGCACTATGGCATGAGGCAGGAGTTTAAAATCCTTGCCCGCGTTATGAGTGAAAGTTTGCCGCAAGAATATCCGTATTCTGTAGAAGGTGCGGATGCTTCTGTAATGCGTACAGATTTTGATGATCGCGTAGATGTATTACCGGTTTCTGACCCGAATGTGTTTAGTCAGGCGCAGAGGATTGCTTTAGCACAGACGAAGTTGCAGTTAGCTGGTGCAGCCCCTGAAATGCACAATATGTACGAAGTGTATCAGGATATGTATGAGGCTTTGGGCGTTCGTGACACCGACAGGATTATGAAACGTATTCCTGACGACGAGCCTGCACCTAAAGACCCGGCCCAAGAAAACATTGACGCAATGGACATGATACCGCTGAAGGCGTTTGAAGGTCAGGAGCATGAGGCGCATATTATGGCGCACATGGTCTTTGGTTCGACGCCGATGGTTGGTGGTATGCCGCCGATTGCTTTGGCTTTGCAGAAGCACATCATGGAGCACGTTCGGATTGCTGCTCGTGAGAAGGCGGCGGTAGCGTTTATTCAGAGCCGTCAGGCCGCGGGCGGCGAAGCGGCTACTGAGGAAGAGATGCTGCAAATTGAGGGCATGACTGCACAGTTCATTGCCGAGGGTATGCAGATGGTCAAGCAGATGTCACAGCAGGTGTCTGGTGAAGGGCCTGATCCTCTGGTTCAACTGAAACAGCAGGAGCTTCAGATTAAGGCGCAGGCTGAACAGGCTGATGCACAGAATGACCAAGCGAAGCTTAACTTGGATGCACAGAACCAACGGTTGCGGGCGGATCAGTTCCAGCAACGGCTTGCGGCACAGGAGCGGCAGACGGACAAGCGTATTCAGTCTGCTATGGAACGTGAAATGCTTAAACAGCGAGGAGACTAAAATGAGCGCAGTAAAAATTGTAACAAATAAGCCGGGTGCGGCACCGAAGCCAGAGCAGGCGGGCAAAATTGTCGAAGTCACGGTTCCTATAAAAATGAAGCCTATGACAGCGCGTGGAATGGGTGCTGCAATAAAAGGCGGTAAATTTATGGGCTGTGGTTGATGCCTCTAACCAAAGGGTCAAGCTCAAAGGCTATCAGTAATAACATCAGTAAGCTGGTGGGCGAGGGCTACAAGCAAAAACAGGCTGTAGCCATTGCTTTGTCTAATGCTGGGAAGAACAAACCAAAGAAGATGAAAAAGGGCGGCGTAGTGAGAGGCGTGTAGCAGACGTAGCTTGGGGGCTTAAATGTTAGCAGAATTGGCTGCCGCAAATGCGGCGTTTGCCGTTATAAAGCAATGTGTTCAAAACGGTCGAGAGCTAACTTCTGCGGGCGAAGCGATAGCTAAGTTTGTAACAGCGAAAGAGGAATTACAACGCAAAGGCAGTAAAAAGAAGGCTAGAGGCGTAAATACCCCTGATCTTGAAGAGTTTATGGCTCTGGAAAAGATACGGGAGCAAGAGGAGCAGCTAAAGCAGTTTATGATTTATGCTGGTCGTCCGGGTCTTTGGAACGATTGGCAGAAATTTCAGGCCGAGGCTCGTAAATCTAGGCGGGTTCAAGAGGAGCTAGCTAAGCGTAGGCGTGAAGAGATAATTGAGATGATGGGTTATGGGCTTGTTGCGGTAATCATTGTCGGAGTCTTAATAGCTTTTGCGTTTTGGGCATTGTGGATGAAGGGTGGCATATGACACCAGAAAAGTTAGATGCGTGGCGCATAGTCCCTCGCCTGCTTATTTTGAGCTACATGGTAGTCTTCTACCAGACTTGCCAGTGGTTTATGGACTTACCGGAGCCGAATAATGCACAGGCCGGTTTTGTTTCTGTAATCGTCGGCGCGGGGGCCGCGTGGTTTGGTTTGTATGTAAACAGTAAAAGCGTTGGGTCTAAGGAGACCAAGTCGGGTGAATGATACACGCATTTTTGTTGTTGGTTTATCTTGGAACAGGGGACAGCAGGCAGCTAATTAGCAACGATATGTATTTCAGGAGTATTGACGACTGTAACTATTTTGCGGCACAAGTAGCTAAGCGATATGGAAATTATAGGTATCACAGTTATTTAGACCCCAAAGATAGAGTAACGTCTTATTGTGTACCTAAATATGTATCAGAAGAAGCGGTGAGAGTGTATTGATAGACGTAGAGAACATAACCAAAGGTATTGGCATTATTACTGCCACCTTTGCCCTGATAGGCGGCGGATACACCTTGTATGACAAGATTGGGTTTGACGATCCGATACTAGAGTGGGCCCCAGAATACTTTGAGATTTCGGATGGCCCGATAACGGGTGAGTTCAAGGTCATTGTTGCGCGGGAAAAGCTCCGTGATGACTGTACCGTTGAGGGCTTTCGTTTAGAGGTGCGGGATAGTGACTACATCGTGCATCCGGCAGTTCCGAGCATAGCTAAGTTTAGTGGTCCAGCTAACGATAAGATAAACAAGTTCGGCTACAAGATAACGATTGATGAGCATCATCGTAGCAAGGTTGCTACTGGTGAAGCTACTTTGTTGGCGCATATTGACTATATGTGTCCTGAAGGTCCGGTTGTGGTGAATTACCCCGATCATCCGAATGTGCGGTTTACGATTACCGATGGATGAGGTAGTAGCAGAGTTGAAACGACGCATAGCGGATATGAAGAGGAGACTGGAAAATGATGAGTTTACTGGGGAGTTTACTGGGCTTTGGGACAAGCTTTCTTCCAGAAGTCCTGAATTTCTTCAAGGCCGGTCAGGAGCACAAACAGAAGCTCGAAACCATGAAGATGGAAGCCGAGTTGATGGAGAAACGCTCCGCGCTGAAATTGCAAGAATTAGACAAGCAGGCGGACATAGCCGAAACGAAGGGCATCTATGAGCATGATAGAAGCATTGACGCTGGCGGATTTGTCAACGCTCTTCGCGGTAGTGTTAGGCCTGTTATTACTTATGCCTTCTTCTTAATGTTCGCCGCGACGGAAGTCGTGATTATTGTGAAAGTATTGGAGTCCGGTGGCGATTGGAAAGACGCCGTGACGCTTATGTGGACTCCGGAGACTCAAGGCCTGTTTGCCGCAATCATGTCATTTTGGTTCGGGAACCGCGCTGTGAGCAAATATGTGAAAGGTCGTTAATGGAAGCCAGTTTTTTCAAAAGCCTTGAGAAGGTGCTAGAGCACGAAGGCGGATTTGTTGACCACCCGGACGATCCCGGTGGCGCAACTAACAAGGGGATTACGCACAGGACCTACGCAGACTTTCTGGGCAGGCCTTTGGAAGACGTAGATGAATTAAAAAACATTCCAGAAGAGCACGTGCAGTTGATTTACAAGCAGGGCTACTGGGACAAGGTCAAGGGCGACGAACTGCCCAGCGGCGTTGACTTCTGCATCTTTGACTGGTCAGTGAACAGCGGGCCGTCTAGAGCCGTTAAAGCTCTCCAGAAGGCGGTTATGGCTTCGCAGGACGGTGCCATTGGGCCGAAGACGCTGGAGGCCGTAAAAGAGGTTTCTGCCGAGGACATCATTAAGTCTGTAGCGGAGCAGCGAGAGGCGTTTTACAAAAGCCTGCGGACTTATCCGACATTCGGCAGGGGTTGGCTCCGCCGCAACAAAGAAACTCGTGACTTTGCGTTAGATATGG